GGCCCAGGCCCAGCGTGATCGGGAAGCTCAGATCGCCCGAGAGGCAGAAGAGCGAACTCGACGCGAAGCCGAGCAGCGCGCCCAGGCCGAGCGTGATGCCGCAGCCAAGCGTGAAGCTGAGGCAAAGGCTGCCGCAGATCGCCGGGAACTCGAGCTGAAATTTGCCGCCGAGCAGGCGGAAAGAGCCGCTGCCCAGGCTGCGCGGGAAAAGATCGAATCAGAACAGCGCGCAGCTCAACAGAAAGCTGATGACGAGCTGCGCCACCAGCAAGCCATCGCCCAAGCCGAAGCGGATCGAATCGCCGCCGAGCAGCGCGCCAAACAAGAGCGCATTAACTCGGAAGCGCGCCAGGCTGAAGCCGCAGAGCGAGCCCGTCTCGCTGAGGTCGCCCGCCAGAACGCAGCAGCTGACGAGATTCTGCGCCAAGCAGCAGCCCGCGAGGCCGACAAGGCTCACAAGATGAAGATCAACCGTGCTGCGCTGGACGCCTTCGTCGCTGGCGGGATGCCAGAGGAATGCGCCAAGCAAGCTGTCGTCCTCATCGCTCAGCGCAGGATTCCTGCCATCACCATTCAATACTGAGGCCGCCATGAACGAGATCATACAGATGACAGCACGGGAGGCCTCGGGCCTCACCGCGACGGAAACACACCGCTTCTCGGCGGTCGAGATTCGCCAGCGAGTGAACCTGGTGCAAGAAGTGATGCAAGGCATCATGAAGCGTGAAACCCACTACGGCACCATCCCAGGCACTCAAAAGCCAACCCTGTATAAGCCCGGCGCCGAAGTGCTTTGCGTGACCTTCAGGGTTGCCCAGGAATACAAGATCGAAGACCTGTCTGTGCAAGGCGTGGCTCGCTACCGGGTCACTTGCGTGGGTCGCCATCAGATCTCCGGCGTAGCCCTCGGCGAAGGCGTTGGCGAGTGCTCATCCAGCGAAGAGAAATACAAATGGCGAGGTGTGATCTGCAAGGCAGAGCTCGATGCCACCCCGGAAAACCTGCGCCGGAAAAAGTACTACAAGAACGGCAACACCGCCGACCAGATCCGCACCGAGCCAGCAGACCTGGCGAACACCATCCTCAAGATGGCATGCAAACGCGCCATGATCGCCATGACGCTCAACGTCACCGCAGCCTCGGACATCTTCACGCAAGACATTGAAGACCTGCCGGAAGAGCTGCGGCCACAGGAGTCGACGCAGTCGGGAAACCAAAAGCCCACCCCGGCACCGCACGACCCAGCGCTGGCTGAACATTGGATCGCCCAGGCAAATGCCGCAGCCACACCGGAAGCCCTGACTGAGGTCTGGAAAGCAGGTGTCTCGGCCATCAACGAAGTCAAAGACATGACCTCTTACGAGGCATTCAAGGTGGCTGTTGGAGCTCGCGGTGTAGCACTGAAGTCCGCCGAAACGAAACCTGAGCCAGTGGCTGACGCCGAAACAGTCGGCGATACAGGCACAGACGAAGAAGTCGAATTTGAGGAGGTGTCAGCATGATTATCGTAAATTGCGCCCAGGGTTCAGAGGCTTGGCACCAGGAGCGGGCCGGCGTTATCACCGCCAGCATGTTCGGCGATGCCCGAGCTCGCCTGAAGTCAGGCCCGAACAAGGGCGAGCCTACAGCCAAGGCTTTGGATTACGCATTCCGCCTTGCCGTAGAGCGTATCGGCGGCAAGCCGCTGGATAACGGTTTTGAAACCTGGCAAATGCGCCGGGGGCACGAACTGGAACCTGAGGCGAGGATGGAGCACGAAATCCAGACTGGCCTGATGGTTACTCAGGTGGGGCTGGTCAAGACCGATGATGGTGTGTTCGGAGCCAGTGCCGACGGCTTCATCGGCGAAGATGGCGGCGCAGAATACAAGTGCTTCCTCGCGCCGGAAAAGCTCCGCTCGTTCCACATCGACAATGACGCCAGCGAAATCATGGACCAAGTCCAAGGCTGTATGTGGATCACCGGGCGCAAATGGTGGCACATCGGGATGTACTGCCCGGACCTGAAGGTGGTTGGTCGCCAGCTCTGGTGGAAAGAGTTCCAGCGCGATGACGACTACATCGAAAAGCTCGAAGAGGACCTCTGGCAGTTCAAACTCTTGGTTGACGGCTACGAGGAGAAACTGCGGAGTAAAGCCGCATGATCAGCAACCACCTCAGTCTGGTCGAGCAGCTTCGACCCAAATCAAACGAACTGGCAGCCCAGATCGAGCAGTACCTGGCCGCTGGCGGCAAGATCGAAGAAGCCGAGCCCTACAACTACAAGCCCAAGCCGATCAGCTACAGCAACCAGATGCCGCCGGCGCCGAAGCCATTTGTTCGGCGCCGGGTTGAAGCGCCTCCCCCGCCACCAACTGCATTCGATGCCCGCCAGCAGGCGCGCGAAAGACTGGTCGATCAAGTTCGCGGGTTGAGCAGCACACATACCCAAGTGGAAGTTGCGGAAGCCATCGGCATCAGCAGGAAGGCTATCTACAACATCGCCAAGGAGCATGACATCACATTCCAGCGCCCAACCCGTGGCGGCGCGAATGACGCGCTGCGCAAGGAGCAAGCAGATGCCAGAGACGCGAAGTATGCCGAGCGGATCAGGGCCTTCATGGATCTTGGAATCTCCCGGCGCCAGTGCTGCGGGAAGCTGGCCATCGGCAATAAAGCCTTCGAGCGAATCGTTACGGCCCATGGCATCGACTACCCGAAAGCACGTCAAGGCAGAACCTCATGCGCCGCATAGCCCGCGTCTAACAACGCAAACGACAAACCTGGCTGGCATTGCCGGCCAGTGGGATAGAAGAGGTAGGTCATGGCGATGACAGATCAGCAGCGATCGGCCAAAGCTGCGTTAAAGCGTGCTGCGCTCAGCGAAGAGGAATTGAGGTTGCGCGTTCCGCCCAATACACGCCATGCGCTGGCCGAACTGATGGAATGGGCCGGGATTACTGAGCAGGGCGAGGCGCTGACATTGATGATTCATCATGTTCAAGGCCTGGGCCCGGAAGGCGTTGTGCGGTTTGTTGGCTCGCGCCACAAAATCGAAAATAGCCAAAACGTGGCGCGCATTACAGACAGCGCGCCGATCAGATTCGGCGCCAGACCGGGCACCTTGGCGGCACTGGATGACTTGGTGAAATGGACTGGAGCACACGATCAAAGCGCGGCCATGAGGCTGATAATTCCCGCCCTTCACGAAGTCGGACCTCAGCAAGCCCTTTGTTTCCTGAAGCCGCCACCGCGACAAAAATACGAAGTGCCTGAGCCCGTGGCGCGAAAGCTTGAGCTCGCCTACAGGCGCGAAGCCCTGCGCATCTGTCGCGACGAATAATCTCGCCTGAGCAATTACGCTCCTGCAGTGCTCAACGCCACCTCATGAGCTTTGTTCATCACTTGAATGGCATTTGATACATGCGGGTGCCCCACCCAGCGATATGGCGCATTACCCAACAAGCCCGCCGCCGCGTCATCCAGCAGAGTTTTAACATCGAGTCCGCTGGCAATGGCCGCGCCAATGATGGCTACCAGCGCCTGCTCAAGTGCAACTTCGCGATCGGTAATCATCCGTATTTCCTCATTCCGGCTGAATACCGGGCGGACAGAAATACTCCACATACAACCAAAATGCCACTACCCACCGTCGCATCTATTAACGAAGGGCGGCGCCTGACTGGAGAAAACCTTGACCCCACAATTCGAAAGCCCCAACGGGCTATGGCGTCGTCTTGGTTACGCCGTTGAGCGTGGGCCGCGCGGAGCACGGACGATTCGCCGCCCTGACGGATCGGAGGTGAACATCGATAGCGAGCGCGGACGCCACACTGGAGAGATTGAAGCGGCGCGGCAGGAGCTGGCGTGCCTGCCTCGGAACCAGAGTGAATGCCTGGCCGCTCAGCTAGCCCTCACCTATTGCGCTGAGCGAAATCTATTACTCAGACATCCTTTGGAATCATAGGGAACGGGCGATAGGAGGCGATTCTAGCGTTCAAAAATTCAGCAACCAATTCTGCCTCCTCCATGGTCGCGCCTTCTCTCAGATCGAAAAAGGGCGGATCAGCCGGAAGTCCTGGAATGTTGTCGTGAAACTCCATAATCAGAAAGGGTCGACCGTCGACCGTCTCCTTCACCGTAAAGGCGACTCTGGTTTTGTAGCTCATCGCGACCTCCTTTATTCGGCGTTA